TCAATCTTAACCATATTGAGAGTATATCTACCCTCTTTAAGATGCTCCTGCTCCCACTCGAGATCCAGACCTCTCTTTTTCACGTAAAGGTCGTTTAGATGTTGCATCATGTTCTCCATTCATAACCTCCTCATAGGTTATTCTGTTTATCTTGGGATTCATCATTTCTCCAAGATAATCCCATTTTATATCTTTTTTTCCTAGTTTGTCAACTATGGCATTTTCGATATCTAATGGGCCATCGAGGCTTTCTATAACAAAATCTGCATGATATTGATATGCATAAATTTGTACTCTGAATTGTTTGGGGTGCATTTTTTCTTTCTATTTTTAGAATGTGGCGAGACTATGTCCCGCCACAAAAATTTAGTTATTACGCACCTTCAACGCCGAAGATACCTCTAGGGTCTGATACTCCAAACGAGTATCTTTCTCTAGCTTTGTATCTGACATTTCCAGTATCGAAATCACCTTCCATTGCAGTAGTTAATGGTGCTCTTGTGAACATTTTCATACCATTAGGTACGTCTGTAATGATATAGAACGCATCTGTATCAGTTAGGTAGTTGTTCACTCTATAACCTTGAGGAACCATACCCATAGATACGATTGCATTTATATCGTTATCAGCTGTTCCAGTTCTACCTTGAGATTTCATCAATCTCTCAGCTGTAAACTGAAGCTCCGAAGGAATAATCATTTTTACTCCTCTAGCTGCAACTCTAAGACCTCTTTCGTCAGTCATTTTAGCGATGTCAATCATTGACTGCTCTAATGACGTTTCGTTAAGATCTGCTTGAGTAGATAGCGTGTTCTTGAAAGAACCAGCTACTGTTGTGTGCGCAGTGTTAAATAAGCTGACACCATCACCTGACTTAAATGTTGCAGTTGATGGTAAACCGTTGATTAACGGCTCAACAGATTTAACTTGCTTTGCATTACTCATAGATCTTGCTAAAGCTTTTGTATATCTAGCAGCTAATCTATCGTAGAGGTTATCTTCGATAGCTTCTTCTGTGATTGCAAATGCTAAAGCTACAGTCTCGTGAGTGTAACGAGCAGTGAAAGTTTCTTGTGCTTCATCGAATGATACACCAGATCCTTCACCTTTTACTTGTGCGTTTGCGAAACCAGATAACATAACTTCTTCTTCAAAAGCTCTGTCACTGTT